ATCCATCAAAACTTCTTCGCTCACGTTGGCCTCTTTCGTAGCACTCTTCATAACGATCCAGCCTTCTTCAAGGTGGGCGGGGTGATCCACTCCGCTAGTTTCCAGTACTTTCAAGGCAACCATTTTGCGTTTTTTAGAACTGCTCATAATCACCTTGAAATCTTGCTGATCTGCCACATGAAGGTGTGACCTCATCCGCAAATACTGGACAGAGGCGAGTGTAGAGAGGTACTACAAACTACGAAAGTTAATAGGGGTTTAGTTCAAGATATTTCCTGAATGACGAACACATCCCTCGCCATAAGCAAGAGCAATCAGAACCATGTCCTGTTTCAAATCATTCAATGAATCCTGATCAATTCGCTTCAAACGATCAACGCGACCATCAATGGCTTCCATCAATATCTGATTCAATTCCATCTTCGCCAAATCTGATGGCATGTTCACCCAATCAGGAAAATCATCTGCTTCTTCCGGGGCGATCCAAGATGGCTGCGTAACTTTCAAAGCCAAAACAGCAATACCTAAGCCGATAACACCATATGTCAACGTGGATAACAGTTCCATAAGTTCCCTCCCTTGGGTTGGGATAAACCTACGGTATCCAACGCATCAAATCAAGCATTCTCCAAAGATTCAATAACCATCTCAACACGGCGCGAAGAATGAGCATCAGGCTTCTGACACCACGCCTCGGTTACAACCACTTGAGATTTGACCTCTTGCCCACATTCCGGGCATCGCATAACCGTCTTCGTGCGATGAACTATCTGCTTATCCATACCAACACTTTAGTTCAGGTCAATAAGTTCTTGTTGGCCGCCATTAAGAACGATCTGTGGCAGTCGAGCAACCTTGCCCTTAGAAGCTGACAAACGAATATCCACTCGGTCATACGGTTGCAAACGCATCATTGCTACAAACGTGGGATCAAGCAACTGCTTTACCCAAGCCTCAATGAAGGCTGGAACGGGCTGTTCCTCGGCCATCAGTCGTCTAATTGAACTGTGCCGTAATAGTCAACATCAAAATAGTCAGTCATAATGTCGCTGTTATCACGGTTGTACGCATTCACGATGGAATCAACCTTGTCGTAAACGGCTTTTGATTCACCCGTCAAACGACCATAATCATCTCTAGTTTTTGGCAAACCTGAAACCCGTACACGGACAGCGTTAGTACCACGATTATCGCTCTTAACGCTGAACTTCAAGCCTTGTGGCAATTCACCGTTAGCAACAGCGTCTTTTAGATCGCGGCGAACATCTATGGCAACTTGTTTTACTGGTCGATAACCCTGATACTTAGGACCCTTGAAGCCACTACGAGAATCAAAAGTTGGTCCCGGAGTACCTGCCTTTGGTGCTACTGGTTCATCTCGCTCAGAAACAGCATCAGCGATATCAGCTGCTTTAGCACCTAACGCCTGATCACGCTTGGCTTCATAAGCCAACTGTTCCTTCATCTTTGGGCTATCAAAACCTGTGCCTTCTTGTTCAGGCTTTTCGGCTACTTTCCCTTGCATTCGTGCTTTTAGTTCTGCTTTTATGGCGCGAGCAACAGGACCCTTGTATGAAGCTAGATTACTCAACGCATAAGCAACAACAGATTTACCTGAATCCGCACCGTACATCTCATTGATATCGCTCATGCGACTCATAGCATCAAGATAAGGTTTTGCGCCAAAAGGAATGTCCTTGCCTTGCGCTCGAAGATCACGCCGAATCATGTTTGCCAAGATTTCTATGTTTCCGCTCTTGATTTTTTTGGCTGTTTCAGGGTCAATGTCGGCTGCATCTGCTTTACGTTGTTTTATTTTTTCGTCTGCTTGTTTTGCTCCTCTTGCAGCATCACCCTGACCTTTCCATCGCATATTGGCTGCGTAGCGGCCTGCTTCTGAACGGCTAGAAAACTTCGCTTTCTCAACACCTTCAAGAATGATCGTGCGAGCATAACCAGTCACATCCCGGATATCACCAGCATCATCAACCGCTTTCACAACAAGATCCCAATGATCTTGTGGTACATCAACGCATACACTCTTGCGAAGACCGTCTAAAAATGCTTTATCTGCTGGTTTCATAACGTTTGATACTACTTTCCTGTTGAGATCTCTATGGTGACTACGGTTATGCCGACTTTGGTTCAATGCCCATCACCGAAGTGAAAGCATTAGCCTCAGTCAACACCTGTTTGATCGGCATGTTGATCACTCGAACCTTGATCGGTGTTCCACCAAGTTTTCCATCCTTCGCATCCAAACCAACCAAAGCAGCCCAACGATGGTGACCGTCAATCACATAACCATCTGAGGAAACAAAGATTGAGTTCTCCTGCAACTTGACCGCTTTCTGTCCTTCTGGACTCATCATAAAAGCCAAGTTCGCGCCCTTCAATTCGCTTTGAGAAGCCTTCAATTGGGCCGCTGGAACAGAACCCTCACGGGTTTCAATGCCCTTCTCTGCAAGGTGCTTAACGAACGCATCGCCAACATTGACTTCCCCGGCTTCGTCAACAGGGAACTTGTCAGGGTTATCAACAGGTGAACCTTTCTTTGGTTTACCAGCGAGTTGCGGCATCTTGTCACGCGGGATAGGTTGCCCATCCTCGCCCTTAAGCGAAGACCCACAAAACAGGTTCGTTCCCGGAACAGAAACCTGACACAAGTTCAACTTGACCTTCTCACCCTTCTTCTTCGCCTCTTGAGCGAAAGCATGAATGTCAGCGATCAAAGTATTGACCTCATCAACAGACCCCATAGACACCGTTTTGCCTTGACGTAACGCATCCAAAGCTTCCTTAGGGTCATCTGTGACCACATCAGCCTTAACAGGTGCGCCACCCTGAGGTTGACCGGGTTGGGCTTTCTGATGGTTCTTCCAACGCTGTTGAGCAGCATAACGACCTGCCTCAGACCTGTTACCACCGAAACCTTGAGCCTTCTGAATCGCATCCACAAGCACTCGACCAGCAGTACCGCCAGTTGCCTGAATACTGCCTGCCTTCTCAACCTCGGCCACAATCTGATCCCACACAGAATCAGGCAACTGCCTCAACTCTGTAGCGCGAACCATATCTAGCACGGCTTTCTGAGCCGGGCTTAAACCACCACAATTACAACTCATTAGGGAGATACTTCGCTTTCCACTCGGCAAAGAAACTAGGAATCCATGCTCCAGCAGTTTCGTTCACGTAACCATATTTTGTCGGCTCTTTAGCAACCTCGATCCAACCAGCCTCTTCCTCAGGGGTCGTAACGACACCATCAGTCTTGGCTGCATCCAAAGACACCCCACCGAGGATCATCCGGGCAAACGCATGTTGCTTCTCTGTATCAATCATTTCTGTTCTCCATAGTTCACCTTATCCAAAAAGGCTTGGTACAGGGCTGGTTCAATGATAGACGATTTACCTGCCACAGATTCAAACATTTTGACAGCGCGAGGCCGCCCATTCGCATCTTGACTGTTCGTGTCATAAACGGCTATGGAGTCAAACTTGCCGCTCTTCACATACTCCGGGAAGTTCCGTGAAACACCCTTATGGTTAGAAATCAAGGTTTCATCTTTAACCTCTCGACCAGTTTTCAAAGAACGCGACTTGGCTCGCTGTAAAGCGTTCTCAATTGATGCCGAATAAAACACACCAACAACCTTGTCTGCCCCAGCCTCACGATACGAGTCAACCTTGCGTAACTGTTTAGCCACACCGTTATTGGCAACACCGTCAATAACCACGTTCCTACCTGAAGCGATAGCCGTACCAGTCACCATTTGTGCGATCATCGCTGACTCCTCATGGACAAAGTTCGCCGCTTCCTTCCAAACATCATTTTTGCCACCGCCATCAATCGCATCATCCTGAGCTGCCGACGTGCGCGACTCTTCAGTACCAATCAACTGTTGGTATTCAGGCAACAAAACCTTTATCTCATCTGGGTTCACCAAAACAGCCTCATATTCGCCCTTAGAAGGATCAGCGGCAGGTGTTTTGATATCCGGGGAAGGCGTAGATTTACCTGAAGCAGCACCGCCACCCTTCACATAAACGGTCAACTGACCCGGAGCGGCCTTCGGTATCTGAGGAGCAACGAAAATCGCTGTCGTGTCCTGCCACAACTGTTGACGCTCCGGGGTCAAATACTTGTAAACGATCTCCGAAACCTTCGTTCCATCCTTGGTTTCAAAATCGTCAATACCAACACCATTAGCCTTCAACTCTTTAGCCAAACCATCAAAGTCACAATGCGACGCGAGAGAAGGAGCCAACATTGCGGCTCGCTTACCACCAGTCGTCACAGGCGGTCGAGCGTCACCCAACAGGTTAGAAATCTCGTTACGAATACGCTCATTTCTCCATCGCATCTCAGCTGCATATCTCCCGGCAGCTGAACGATCACCACCGAAGGACTTGCCCTTCTTGAAATCAGCCAGTCGTGCGGCCACGCGCATCTCAGCCTTCAACGCATCAACGCTCTTACCCATTGTTTTAGCCTGAATTAGACGGCCACCCTGCAAAAACACATCACCCTTAGGCGTAGAAATAGCCTGAATATCGCCACCGCGCTGTCGAGAAATACGTTTCGCATCAGCCTCACGACGTTCAGCTTCGACCTGATGAAGCGGTTTCGGGTTCGTGTATTCCTCGCTGAAGTAATACTTTAGGCGTTCAATCAAGCCCGGAGTTTTCTCCCCGCGTTGCTCTCGATCAAACTTACGCGATCGAGCCGCATTCAGTCGAGCTGCAAAATTAAGCCCGGCATAGCCCATAGCGGAAGCAACACGGTCTGAAACCCTTTGCTGTGCTGGACTATTCTGCCATCTCATATTTGCGGCGTAACGACCAGCTGCACTTCTATCCCCGGCGAACGATGCTTTTGCAATCGCATCAGGCATAGACATGTCAATACGTGCGGCAGCTCCACCGATAGAAAAGCCTTGAATCTTGCCTGCTTTAACCAGTTCCCAAGCCCAAGGCTTCCATTGAACGCCCAAAAAGACAGTTCCAGCCGGGTACTCGACCTGTTTGCTGTTCGCATCCTTGGTCATACCAATCGTTACTGGCACAGGGAACGACATGGCTTCCACCCACTCACCAGCCACAATGTCCTTATTGTGTTGCAAGCGGATGCCACGATCCCCAGATTTCACATACTCCCAAAGGGATTTCTGAAGTTCATCAGCATCAGTCCACTCCCCGTGCGCGTCATAACGATTAGGGATATACCAAGGGCCGAGCGTGAAACGGTGTTCGCTGTCAGCCTTATGGAGAAGCTCCACATTCGCACTGGAGAGCTGCTCAGGGGCCGCCTTGACCAATTCATCATCGAAAGGCTCTTCGACCGTTTCAGAGGCTGCATCATCTTCCCCGGCTTCGTCAACATAGGCGACCATCGCCTCATCAATGGCTTCCTGAACCTGAACTGGCAAATCAACCCAATTGATCAGGCCGTTCATCCAGTCTTCGACAAGCTTCATTTCATCCATTCGCATTTTCCTTTTCGTGTCGAGCTGCCGCTAAATCAGCCATCTTGTAAACCAACGCCATTTTCGCCACGTTTGGGTCAGTCGGGTTATTTTGCCCTAATTCAAGCCCTTTGATGCCCGTAGCGGCGTTCCATGCTCGCGTAACATCAATTGCTTCCTTATGGCTCATACCAATCCGAATCACATTCGCTTTCGTAGAACTGCCTTTGAACTCTCTAGCCAGATATGCGGCCCAACGGTGATGCCCGTCAATCACATAATTGTCATCAGAAATGACGATGGCAGACTTATCAAAATCGGTTGAAAACTTGTCTTCCCCGGATTCCATCCTTCGCATGATCTGCCCAGAGTTTGAACCAGAAATCTCAGACTGAATTGGCTTCAACGAGGAGGCGGTAACGGTTTCACGCGTAACTTTCACGCCACGCGACTCAAGCAAATCAATGAACTCCTGTCGGCGGCTAGACGGGATCTGAGGCATATCACGGCGAGCAATACCCAAATTGTCGTCACTCATCAAGCGTGTACCAATAATCGAAAGCTTTGTGATATCTGGGTTGTCGGTTCGATCAGCCATCGCATCCAAAACCTTTGCAAAATCCTCTGTAGTAACCCGGCTTCTCCTGCCTGCAACCGTGCGATCAACTAGCCCCTTGATATCAGAACTAGAACCAGCCGAAGTATGCCCCTGCCATCTCTGCAAAGCCGCATAACGACCTGCCTCAGAACGTGAAGCAAAAGACCGTTTCAATACCTCAAGACGAATCTGTGCTGGTGTTGAAAGACGGTTGGCCACCGCCAAAGGGTAGTGCTAAACCCTACACCTATAAGGCTTTACAATGGTTGAGGTTAAAGGATCGCATCCTCTGGAATGTCCTCTTCAGGTGCTTCCGGGGCATCATAAGTTTCCCACTCAATCTGCCCTTCCTCACTCCAAAGAATCCATTGCTCAATCAGGTGATAGGCAGACTGGAATTGGGTAAACGCATCAGTCGAATACAAGTCATAATTCAACACCAACGTTCCAAGACTGAACTGATCCATCTCATAACCCTCAGCGAACACGGCGAGCGCGGAAGGGCGCAAAGCAAGGCCGCCATCAAGCATCAACGCCTCACCCTTCTTGCCGTTCAATTCCCCAATGATCTGCATATCAGTCCTTTACCTGTGTTGAAAGTGCCAACAACCCTAGCGTGAACGCACGGTGTTCAGGGTCAAGGTTCTTTGAACCAAAGAACACGCCCTCAATGCCCATCGTGAAAATCTCAAAAGAACTGTCTCGACTTTGGTTGTAAACCTTTCCAGCATAAGGCTCACCCCACTTATCTTTCGCCGCCATCTCGTTAGCACGATAACCACGATTACCAGTAATTTTGCTCAACTTTTGAAGTGGCTCTCCAGCCCGGCGACTTGTCCAATACGCATACTGCATCTGTTTCAGCCATTGATTACCGTTCTCAGCTGCATGACCCATTTCATGCAAAGCGACACTACGCCAACTTTGTGATGGCTCGTCACCTAGTTTTACGGCTTCAAGTTTAAGTTTTGTGGTCACCTCAACACCAAGATTTGTCCGAATCTTCTGGGCGTGAGCGCGACCGTTCTTGATATCCAACTCAATGTTCGTGGCCATTTTCGTTCCAGCAACCTTTGCAAAAGGCGACTCCGAACCCTCCCAAAGTTTTCCGGGAAGCAACTGAACAGCCTCATCAATCAACCCCTGAAACTTCCTGCCTCTCGGTGTTTCATCAGCCTTCCTAGAAGTGGTCACCTTGCCATAACCGCCAACACGCTGAGTTTTACCCTGCAAAGCAACAGGAACTTGCCCGGCTTTACCGAACTCGACACCAACATCAGCCAAAGCTTTCTTCACGATGGCTTGACGTTGAGCAGTTGTTATCACCAAAGGTTTTAGTTCAGCCCTAGCAGCATCCAACGCATTCCTATCCTTCTCAGCCTGCTTAGGGTCAAGCAATTTAGGGGCCTCAGACCGCAGAGTTTCACCTAATTTCCCATCAATTCTTTGTCGCATCAAAGCCAAAAATGCCTGATTCTTTTGCTCTCTCGTATAAGGAGGATTATCTGTTAAGTCTTGGGGTGCATGAAGCGCACTATCTCCAAAAGCCCTCATGTTCTCCTCGTATTTCACCCCTGTGCCGTAAGCAGCAACTGAGGTTTTCCGAGAAACTAAATCAAGTAATGCCTCGTCTGACATGTTTGATAGTTCAGCAACATCAATTTCCCCCTTACGAACTCGCTCCCCTAAGTTTCTCTGACCTTGTAAAACCGCGTATTGAACGGTATCAACGGCAGCCATAGCTCGTAGTTCGGACCCCGTATATTCCGCATTTGGTCGCCCCATCACAGCCATCGCCTCATCCGATGTAGGTGCTTCTACAACATCGTAAAGAGCTCTGTTATACACATCCGCTTTTTCTTGTGCTTGCCTTCGTTTTTCATCAAGATCGTTAATTCTGTTTTTAATTTCGGCAATTTTTGGATCTAACTCGTTCTGAAGTTTTGCTAACTCTGCAGCAACCACTTGATCAATCAACTTCCCAGCAGCCTCAACCTGATCAGCCAAACGCATCTCTCTGTCTGTTGGTGGATATTGAGTATTAACAACCGACTCAACTACACCTGTGTTTTCGCCCGGAATACCTGTTCCAGCATCACGTAAGGCAGATATCGCATCACCCTTAAACGCTGACTCCAAAATCTTTTTAGCCTCAACAAGCCTTGGATCAACAGGTGGTGTGCCATCATCCTCAGGCTTCTTGTCCTTCTTCTGGTGGTTCTTCCAGCGTTGTTGGGCCGCGTACCTGCCTGCGGCACTACGGTCACCAGCAAACGAAGCCTTAATCAAATCAACAAGCGACATTTTCTTAAACGCATCACCAAACAACAGATCATAAATTGGCTGTGGGGTGGCTTGCGCCCAAGGATATGTCCTCAACTTGGCAAGGCGTTCCGATCGAGCAGGCTCAACCAAAGGAACATCAAACTGGCGTTCAAAGTCCTCAACCGTGACAACTCCGGGGAAATCAAACGCATTGGCTTTAACCCAATCCGAATTATCCATGTTGTCATCAACCATCAAAACATTTTTAGGTATCACGGTGCTTCTCCAGTTTCATCCTCGTAAGCCCACTCTGTAACTTGGCTTTCGTAATCTCTTCTTTCATCACTATTGAGGAATCCAGACTTGTATCCAGCGCGGAATGAGCCTTGAACGGGGCGACCAATAACAACCACCTCGGCTTCCTCCCAGCATCCAACACCTGTATATGGGATTGACAGAATATCTTTAGTTTTGATACGTGCCTTCACAATTGTGCCAAACGGCTGACCGTGAGAAGATTTAGCAAAAAAAGCTGCATCATCAAGTCTTGTAGCCCACGAAGAAAGTGGTCGCATCAGAATCTCTGCCTTTTCAGGTGGCTGTAAAGGAGAAATAAACTCTCGGTTAGTTCCCCTATCCGGGTCGCTTGGTTTCCGCTTCATTCCTCGGAAAAGCGTAATTTCTTTGATCCCTTTAGCATCAAAATACTGTTGTGTAGCAGCATATTGGGCAAGCAAAAAAGACGATAACACCTTTGTTCGTGCATCTGAAATTGTTGAAGAAGGCTTATATGTATCTTTATTGGAATACTCTGCCGAACCACCATCCCAATCTCCAGCATCCGTTGTTCCACTATTCCAACTCAAAGCATCAACCTTGAAAACCTTTTGAGCGGCATCTTGAATCGCTAGAGACAATTCGTGAGCATCGTTCGCTGTGGTGGCCCAAGCATCAACTAAAGGCTTCACGGCCGCTTGTTTTAGTGCTATTTGACCTTCCGGGGTGTCAGCATCAAAAATCTGACCTTCAGCAGCCATCTGATCCCAATGCTTTGAGGCAAAATCAATGCGCGATCTCATAATGGTTGAACCATCTATCGCTGGATCTAATTTAGGGTTATTTGATTCCCTTGCAACATAATCCTCTTTAGACGCATCAATCACAGTTCCATCTTTTGCCAAAATAAACCTTTTAACTGTTCCATCCAAGATTTCCTTAATATGACGCGAAGCAGTTGGCTTTATTACGCTGTGATTGTTGTCGTCACCACCGAAACCATCAATAACATCCATAATTTCTGTTGTTGAAACATCGGTCATATTCGTTGCAAGATTCTTACAAACCAAAGCCTTCCATTTTCCCGGCTCTGTGGACTGGTGATACCCAGAACTACCATCAGGGTGTTCAGCAAGCATCTCTTCAAGCAAAGCCTTAGGGTGAATCGAGCCATCCGCGCCCAACTTGTAAACACCTTTGCCCACGAACCCGGCAACCTTACGTTGACCCTGCCATCGCATGTTCGCTGCATAGCGACCAGCAGCTGACCTGTCACCGCCGAAAGAAGCCTTGATCATGCCAACCAACAACTGTTGCCTGAACGCATCCACATCAAACGGCTGACCCCGGAAAGCAAACAAGAAAACAGGGTGATCAGGCGGCCAATTCAAAAGGTTGTCCACAATACGATCCTGCTTCAAAACTTCAAGAGCAGCACCAACAGCAACAAAACCACCACGATTAGCAAGATCTGATTTCAACTGGTTTGGGACCATCGCATTAACTCTTGTCATCGTGAACCACGCGGTGAAGTTTTCGGCAAACCGCTCAACAATGTTCGTGTTTGAGTATTCAGTTCCTCTTGGCGAAAAACCGCTTTCAAGAAATGTGCTAAACCTTTTCTCGTCATCCGTAGCAGATGAAGGATCTTTTTGTGCTTTTTCTTGAATACTTTGTGACCTGTACTGTTGAAACCCTTTATCAGTAACACCCAACGAGTAGTCAATCCAATGACCCATTTCGTGAACCGTAAAACCGTAAGCAATACGTGCGGCAACCGAATCATTACGACCAAGGGAACTACTTTGAATCGCATCGGCAGCCACCTGTACGACTGTTGAGGGAATGTAGGGTCTGCCATCCTTATATGACTTATCAATCATTTGTGCCACCCTCATAAACAAAGCCACATCATTACGTTGGCTATCAAAATAGCCTCCAGTTCCATCACCAGAGTTTTGGTAGTAGTCGCCAATAGTCACTTCAGGCAATAAACCGTTCTTGGCATCAGGTATTAACTTCGTAGTATCAACTTGATCAAGAACATCATCCAAAGCCTGCAACATAGCGAAATACTCAGGTGACTCTGTATCTAATCTTGGTGACCCATCGCTATTTTGAGCAAAAACATTCAGCTGTACGCCTCGACCAGCAAAATAGGCTGTCTGCATCGTCACATTTTCACCAAACCGTACCTTTGCTTCAGCCGGGGTCAAAATCTTTGGAAAACCTAGACTGTCAAAACCGCTTTTTAGTATTGGGCCTTCCTGAAACTTCTCAGCCATTCTGCGTTCCCTAACAGCAGGCTTAGTCTCACCCTTCTTGTGATTCTTCCAGCGTTGCTGGGCCGCATAACGACCAGCAGCTGAACGATCACCGCCAAACGAAGCCTTTTCTAACGCATCCCTCTCCAACCGCTCCAACCAAGATTTCCACTCAATACCAGCCCATGAATTATCGCCAGTCTGATAAACCTCTTTGCCAGTTACAGCCGACATGAAACCAGCCCCGGAAACTGTGTAATCATCGGCTTTCATATCAACACCGCCATTACGCTTTTTAGCCTCGCTATATAAAAACGATCCAATGCCCTTCCTTCGATAATCTTTAGCGACATAGATTTTTGCTATAAAATTGGCATCAAACTTCAAGGCACCGACAACCTTGCCTGTTGCATTATCGGTCGCCCAAACAGTTCCACTATCTTTGCCATCTGATTCAAAGTCAACTGTTACTTGATCAAGAAGGCCATCCTTCGCATTACCCTTCCATCTTTGTTCTGCTGCGTAACGACCAGCAGCTGAACGATCACCGCCAAACGAAGCCTTTTCAATATCGGTATCTTCCGCAAAAGCAGCCCCAGCAGAAGTCAAAACCGTTGAATGATAAATCGTTTCAGAACCAATGTTGTAGCGTTTTCCCAATCGCATCAGAGCCGTAGCCACACCCTTGCGACGTTCATTGGCGACCACATCAACCTGACCGATAGCGATTTTGCCTTTCTGCCCATACTTTCCGTCATGGTCTGTTTCAGCCCACAAATACCCAATTTGCTTTTTACCGCGTTTAGCCTCAACTTCAATGAACTGGCTACCCTTGACACCCTTAGCGGTAACATCAACCCACATCTCTTTACCTTCATCATCCAAAACGGTAAATGTTGCTCGTCGAGTAAAAGTGCCATCTTTGTATGGCCCAAAAGTTTCGTTTCCCCGGATTTCAACGATTTTCAAATCACCGGGGGCAGTCGCATCCGCTTTCTCTTTCGGTGTATGGTTTTTCCAGCGTTGATTAGCCGCGTACCGTGCAGCTTCCGTACGTGAAGCGAACTGTGCTTTCTCAAGTGAATACAGCACCTTCAACTGTGCGGTCGCCTTCTTACGATCCTTATGACGGCCAACAACCTTCTGGTCACGGTCACGAACAACCAACACCTGATCGCCCTCGGTCTTCAAATGCCAAGGCATCAGTCCACCTCATCCTCAGCGGTCAACGCATCAACCTGATCACCAACACCAACCAAAGCAATCAGATTCAATGTACAACGGCAAGAAGGGTGCGCCGGGGGGCAAATCTCACCATTCGTGAACACGCTCGTCACAGGCACACGCGAACCAGCCAAATCCAAACACACAGGACACACATTGACACCACGCCAACCATCAGGCCCAATAACCCACTCTTTCTCCGCTGTAGCCAAATCCAAATAACCCTGATCAGCAGCCTGATACCACGACAACACCTGACCGATGTTCTGTGCAGCCAAAATCTCTGTACGAGCGATATTCAACGCCCTAGCACGAACCAACTGATCCCGGTACTGCAAAGCCAACTCCTGTGCTTGGATCATCGCATTCTCCAAACCAGTAGTGCGCGACAGTCGAGCCACCTCTTTGTTGTAATAGTTATTCACCGCTGTCTGCCAACGATCATGTAAGCCGATCACACGCGAGATATCTCTTGCAGCTCGCTGAATACCACCACCACCTGACAAAACCCTTGAAATAGCCCCACGAACAGCCTGAAGGGTGTCTGCCTCAATCTGCTTGATCATCGCTCCAGCGCGTTGCTCTGCCCACCTGATAGCGCGGGGATCCTTGTTATCAAATCGCATAACCCCAGCCACCCCGGAAGGAAGTCGAGTGATAGCGGCCTTAATCTCAGCCATCACCTGCTCCTCGGTAGCAAGACTTACCTCACCAAGCGACCGACGTAAATCCTCAATTGCTTGAGCAGCAAAGGTTTCCTGAAACAAACGAAGATCGTTACCGCGCCCCTGACGAACCAAAGCATCACGAACACGATCAACAGTCGCGCCCATCCCGCTCATCGCATTCTGGTAAAGCTGCTGCAAAGCCTCAATATCGGCCAACATCGCCGGGTCTATCGTGTCATCAAAAGCCTTAAATACGGCTTCCACGCCATCATCGCATAACTCATGGTCATGTCGAGCTATCCGCTTCTGTACGAACGGCACGACTATTCCTTAGCGTCAGCGGTTGTTGCCCCTGTGGCTTCGGCTTGGCCGCCTTGCCCAACCTGATCAAACACATTCACTTCAGGTGCTGGGGCTGGGGCTTGTCCGGGTGCTGGAGGCATACCCATACCTTGATCTGGTGGCATACCCATTCCCGGTTGAGGAACACCCTCTTCTTCGCTTCGCTTCGGCAAGTTAGCCAAACCGCGCAAGAAGTTGTCCAACTCAATGTCAGGTTGCATAGCACCTGCGGCAGCCATCTTGGAGATGAAGTCGCCAAGAACACCAAGGTCAACATGGGTGATTTCGCCCGGCTTGATCTTTGGCATACGAGTCGTGTCCATGCCGTTCAGTTTCATCAAACGAGGAATCGCATGTTGGTTGAAAGTGTCAGCAATAGAGTTGGCGATCTGCTGGATAGCCGACGTGAACAAGTCAATCTTGGAAGCACCCAAAGCAAAAGAGCCAACTTTTTCATGGCCCAAAAGGATGAAGTCAGCCAAAATAATCATCGAAATACGTTGGTCATAGCGAGCAATGATCGCATCAGTATTAAAGTTGCGTGTTCCACCAGAACTCAACAAAGTCAACTTGTACTGTTCACGCCCTTGCTCGTCATAGGCAAGAGGGAACAAAATGCCCTCGTTCTCGTTGCGCTTAATGCCCCGGATCAGATCCTGCATAGCGTTACGAGCTGAAACCTCAGCTGCGGTGGCGTTAGAAGACAACATTGACGGTGGCACATAAGCAACAGGCAAACCAGCCAAGTCACGCTCAATACCTACAGCCTCAATTTCCTCAATAGTCTTCTTGAAGAACCAAGGGCGATACGCATTACGGAGAATCGAGCGACCTTCCGGGTTGTTGCGCGGAGTAGCGGTGCGGAACAGCAAAGCCTTCTCAATAGGGATAGAAACTACGCCCTTTGGAACTGAAGGATCTGACTGTCGCATCGCCCGGATAGAGCCGTTCTCATCAAACTCCCAATCCCACAATGTTTCCTGTGAGCGGAGAGCGATCTTGCGCCAACCAACCTTGCTATCGCTGTGTTTGGACTTGCGGCGACTGTCCTTCTGATCTGGACCCTGACGCTTCTTATAGACAATCTCACAATAAGCAAAACCGAACGGCAAAAACGACAGAATCTGCGACAACATGGCAGGCCACGACTCGCTCATATCATCCATGCACTCTTTGATGAAGTCAGCCTGAACCTGATCCTTGCGTTTCACCGAATCAGTCTTCTTTTCCGTGTAAGGCTCAACATCCCACTCAATAGCCAAAATCAAACGCTCGATCGCATAGAGCATCGCCCCAACAACAGGGTCATTGTCCGACATTTCGCGCCATACGCGCATACCTTGAACACCACGTAAGTTCGTGATGAAGTCGTCAATAACGAACCCTGAGGTGCGTTGAAGCCCGGAAGAACCAATTTCCTGAAAATCGGGTTGAGCTGCCATTTTCGCCATTCTAAAGTAAAGGGCTATTTAGAAGCCCTGTATAGGGTTTTAGTCTTCGTTCTCTGAAAGAGTCATGTCTTCAATGAGGAAGGCAACAAGCCTCAAAGCTTGCAACTCCGTGAACCCAGACTCCACCATTGTCGTAAACATCTCATTCAAAGCGATTGACGCTTCTTTCAACGGCGAATCAGGTTGCTCAGAAAACGACATACCCCCACCATATAGGCAGGGGTATGCGCTCTCGGACAGAAACAGGGGGTTAGTTATCTGTCCAAATTAACCTTACAAATCAAACAGCCTTTGCTTTCGTTAACGCATGAAGGACAGTAAGCCTCGTTAGAAAACTTCCAACCTTCGTTTGATTTCTCATATTTCAGATCACTTGAATAAGCGAACTTATCCTGATCAACGCGGCCACAACCATCGCATACGACAGAGAACTCTCGGATAATCATTCGTCATCATCCTCAGGTTTATCGCCACATACCGGGTTGTTTATACGCCCTGCTAACTGTGGGGTCAGACAACCACACTTGCGATAGTCCTCCCCCACAGCAATCATCAGTTTTGCCCTTTCACGACAACAGACCAAAAATCTTTGGCATCCCAATCCAGCTGCGGATTATGGAAATCCCAACGTTCTCGAATTATGTCTGTCCTTCTCAAAGGCATGATTCCAACGCTGTCATGGGCTGTAAAACCCTGACCATTGATCCATGCGCGAGCATAGGTTTCGCTTTCAAACGGCCCATAGAACCGATCTTTACCGTTCGGCCCAATAAGCACCGCTAAACACCAACCGAACTCGGCGTTTTCGCCCATATCAGGAACTGGCTCGTTAGACATTGGACACCAACTGTACTTCTGCACGGCGAATATCTAAAACATCCAAATATGCGCCTTGCTCAAGTAGGTAGCCAACGAACTTCGCCGCCTCTGCCTCGGTTTTTGGGTATTCGCAGTCGCTTCTTTTGGCAACTGTAACCATGAATGTGTATGCCTCAGCCATTATCTTTCTCCTTATCCCGGTGTTGCATTGTTACATGAAAGAACCACCACCAACGGAGGTTTTTCTTCCATTTAGCGAGTGGATTGAACTTACGCATCAGCCAAGCAACTTTGCAGGCTTCAAACGGAAAGCATCACCCAAACGAACAAGTGTGTCAATTGATGGACTGAAATGACCGCATTCAATGCGGTTCACGGTTTTACGGTCGATGCCTGCAATGTCGGCTAACGCCTGCTGACTCAACCCTTGCTTGGCACGTAACTGAAAGATCTTTTCAGCCAACGCATCTCGCTGCTCTTGGATTTGCTTATCTAACTTTGCCATGATTTCTCCTTGGTTTCATTGTTGTTTGTTTCTTTCCCATATGCCAACAAGACGGTGAACTCTGTTTGTTCACCGTCAGGTTGACGCACATGGGCAGATTTTTCGTCTGCCATATGTCTCCTTTGACTAGATGGCTTGTGCGTTGATGAACTTGATCATCGCATCAGCGAAGATGAAGGTTTTTTTGCTTTCCTGCTCAACTGCGAGGATCTTGTTTTTCCCACGCGAACGAACGCCTGCGAAAGCGTAGGTTTTGCCACCGCTCACGAACTTCGTGCCGATTGGGGCTGTGAGTTGAACCATGTCCTGAAGGGAAACTCCGAGGTAAGCCGTGTAACCGAAACGGTTGTAGTAGATCACATCAGGGCTTGCCAAGTTGATTCCATCCTCGGAGATCATTAGGGCTTCAGCAACGATTTTGAACTCGTAGTTGTCGCCATACTTTGAGGCTCGCTTGGTGACCTTCAGGTTGTGCTTGGCAAAAATGTCCGCAATCGCCGCGTCAATTTCGCGAGATACCTCGGTGCATTTTTCTTTGCTGACCATGTTTTCGGTCATTGTTGATGTTGCCATTTTTTGCTCCTGTTCTGTCAAGCTCCCTGCCTGACAAGATCAGTATAAGGGGCAGAGTAGCCCCTTGTCAAGTACCTGAAATGGCTAAATCAGGATTTCTTTTTGTTCTCATTCCGGGCAGAAATCGCCGCTGCCTTCTTACGTGCGTCAGCCTTAGAACTAGCCCCCCAAGCCTGCAAACTCAACAACAACCGTGTCGGCTCACCATTGGCATCACGCTCTGGTCCCGGCATATTGCCCATCCGAGCAAGGAACGAAGCCCTACGAGGATTATCCCCACGCTTCACAGGTGGCTTCAAAGTACCGCCAGTTTCACGCTTATATGAGGCTCGACCCTTCGCATTCAGGCCGCCCTTAGGGTTCTTGCCCTCTTTAGTCTGCCAAGCAGGGCTTTCAGCCTTTTCAAGCGACTCAATAGCCTCAACAAGACCCTTCTTTTTGCGTTTCTTCTTGCGGCCACTTGTAGTCACATTTCCCATAATTGTGTCCACATGCACAGCAGACGACGTAGGGCTTTCTTTAGCCAATGCCACACGCATCCGAACACGGTTGCGATTATTCATTAAGACCAAGCCACCACCGGGTCATAGTTCCACTGGTTTTCTTTCGCTTTTGCTTTCAAGTTCGCTTGGAACTTGGCAACAACTCGACCCTCTAAACCTTCCTCATATTCCTGCCCATCCTCATCAGCAACCGATTGAATCGCCTGTTGCTCCCAACCATTACGGGTCATCTTTTCAATGACCACATCAGTTGTTGAAGTTGAATGAATTGCAACACGATAAAGAGGCTTGCCCGGATGGTCAATTGGCGGCTCATAGCCATTTTCTTGATCCAAACGCGATATCAACCCAATTTCGTCATTAACAATTCTTGCCATATCTTCTTCTGTTTCCGCTCTTGAAGCCCCTCGAATTACTGATTCATTAGGACTCCATTTAGGTTCAACTGATAGACCTACATGGGTGGCAGGAGAACCATCGCTATTTTTTTGAATTGCGGTCGGCAGGTAAAACTCGGCTTTATGAGAAGGCAAATCAATTGTGTAATAGCCTTCTTTTCCGGGAACGGCAGTAACCGTTACCTTTCGCTTTGAACTAAGAGTTATGAATCCTTGATCAATTACTTTTCCAATTGCCGGGGTAATTTTATATTTACCAGTCGCCGACAAACGCTCTTTGGCTTGGGCTGTTTTCTTTCCTTGCCCTTTCCACCGTTGGTTGGCTGCATAACGAGCTGCTTCAGATCGTGACGCGAATTGTGCCTTTTCTAGTTGCTCATCATAGAGTGCTTCAAAAACCATTTCAGCACCAGCCTGTTGATCAGAGTCGCGATACATCTGTGCGTAAGCAGTACGAGCCTGATCCTTGAACCGAGGAGCATCAGGGCCTCCTAGCGTAGCTTTATATTCAGCTTGTCTTGCCCTTTGCATATATTTTGTTGAACTCTTATCCAGCTCGGCAATGATGCCCAAAGCCCTTTGCCTTGAACCTGCTTCCAAAACTTGCCGACCACCATTGACTTTTTCAATATATGAGATCTGATCTCGGCTTTGAGGCTCGGTAATCCGTGTACCAGCGCGACCCAAAGACTGTATTTGTTCGTCATACTGTTGCAAAATGGCTTCAGCCCTCATTCGATCCCTAGGGGTAAAATCAATCTTGCTTGCAGCTTCAGAGATCTTCTCTTGCAGAACTTTTGCCCTATCTAGCGAGCCTTTTGGACTAAACCTTTGAGGAGACTCATAACGACCTTCACGCAAACGGTCTTTAATGCTGTCAATTTCTTTACCGAACTGTATGCCAAAACTCTTCTCGCCCAAAATGTCTGTGCCAACTTGCTTCAATTCATCAAGGTAACGCTCAACCTTCATTTCGTCTTCCTCATACGAACCTTCGCTGATCGCATCAGAACTAGCGTTTATAGTTGGGCTTTTCACTTGTCCTACAAGGGTGACGTTTGCGCTTTGAGGTGTTCCAGACAATTGCCCACCAGCCGAAGAAGCTTGCCCTTGGCCTTTCCATCGCATGTTCGCTGCATAACGGCCAGCCTCCGAACGACTAGCGAAAGACTTGCCTTTGCTCATGCGCGACTGAAGACCCTTATCAATCGCTTTTTCCTGATCCAAAACAAAACCCACATCCCTAGAAGCCATCTCAAAAATCATTGTTCGGGTACGGGAAACCATTGTCCGAACCGTGTTCTCCTCTAAAGCATTCGCATAGTTACCTGACGCTTTAGCATCTTTCTCAGATTTCCGGGCAAGAGCAGCGAACTTCGTTTTCACCCTCTGCAACGACTTCAAATTGGTTGCTCGATCACCCTCATTAGCGTCTAGTTTGCCTAACACATCACGAACCTCTTGCTCTAAAGGAGCAATCGCTGATTCAAGTTCGTCTTTTACTTGGGCGGCGAAAGCAACATCATCTTTCGTAGCCAAAGGCGCACCATACTTCTCGTTCAAGCCTTTCCCGGCTTTCATAATCATCGCCTCAGAGAAAGCTTTATCTCGACCCTGTTTGTTTGTGAAACGGTATTCCAAATATGAGGCTCTGTGCGTTGATTTCGGGGCTTCAGCTTTCGCTTGTTCTTCTTCCATACGTCGCAGATCGCGTCGAGCGAGCGTAATAAGCCCTTTTTGCTGTTTCAATTCAGCCTTGGAAGCACCATTGTCACGCATCGCCTCTAACAAACCTTCTTGCTCGTCAATGTGGGCGCGTAACTCGCTTGCAGCCATTTTCGCTGGGGTCATACCCCGGATACTCAAATCATCAAGAGGAGTTTTACCCTTCTTCCCCTGACCCTTCCACCTCTGATTAGCAGCATAACGACCAGCCTCAGACCTTGAAGCGAACTGTGCCTTACGCATCTCCGACTTAATACGAACAACAGTTTGCGCGATCTCTTTCGCCAAATCAGACATTCCGACAACATACCAACAACACCATCACCCCACTACACAACCCCCCTATTCGGCGAAGCCGAAAAAACTTTTACAAAAAAACGGCGGGGCCACAAACAAGCCCCCACCTACATAGCCCAAACATTCCTCTGACCAATCGCAATAGGCGCAACCAAAGGAACCTCCCTACGCCGATCAGGTTCATACAACGCCAACAACACAGCCTCAGCCCGGTCAGGAGAAACACCACCACGCTTCTTCAACACCGCCTTCGACACCACCTGAATACGACCAGACGAATCCGAAACAAAATCAGGCAAACCAAGCTGCCCAACAACACGCCTATCAACATCCAAACGCACCACCTGAAAACCATCCTGATCAGGCTGCAACAACTGCCGACCATTCCACCACATCTCCGCACGTTGGTTCTTAAACTTACCCGGATCCAACGCCCTCTCAGCAACATTCACACCAACAATCCTCGCACCATGCAAACCCTCACGACCCCACGCCTCCAACAACCCCACTACACCCCAACCCAAACCAATAGCATCAATTTTCACGGTAACTATGTGGGGTAAGCCCCCCGGTGATATATCATTCTTAGACCCCCCACCCCCTCCGAACGTGTGTTCGCCTCGCAAACCCATATGGGGTAAGGGTTTCGCGGCCTCTTTTTCGTTTTTCGTGTTTTCGACTGTTTTTAGCGTTTTTTGGTTGTTTGAGCCATATTCTGTAAGGGTTTCCGGGGCGAACAGGTGTTCGTTTTCGGTTTGCCCATAACACCTATTATGTAAAGCTGACTTATCTGCTGGTATTTCAGAAAACCCTTTATTTGCAAGGGTTTGAGCGTCATATTCGGCTTGTTGGATGTGTCGAAGGCACACATTGGCTACATCTACGGCGTTGGCGTTCTCTGATCCACTACTTGAGTGAATGATTTTGACTGTCCATCCATCGGCTCTAGCGATCACAAACTCGTCACCACCATCAGCTGCTATGTCTATACCGAGTCTTATTTGTGTTCCGGGTGCAGGATTAAGGTTGTTTGTTGCGTCATCTATCCATGTTGAAGGAATAACACGATTACCTGTGACTTTAGGGAACTCTGCATGAACACGCGCTTTTACGAAGGCTGAGTTCTCTCCTAGTTCACTAATAACATCGTTTACCCACGTTTCATCAACTAAATGGCTTGATAGGGGGTGTGTACCT